GGAATTGCATGTAAATCTCCAACTGTTGTATTTGGCATTTTTGCAAACCAAGAATGTCCAGAACTTATTTCAATAGCATTTGTTGAACCATGTGCTACAGTTGACCCATCTTGAACCAACATCACGCTTTCATCAGTTGAACTGCTCCCATCTGTTGTTCCTGTATTCTTTATAAATAAAAACTTTACTTTATCTGAAGTTGTTATATCAGCATTTGCTGAACCTGTTGCAATTCCTGCACTATTAGCTAAATATTTACCTGTAATCAAATCAACACTGCCTGTATTATGAGGAACATTAACAATACCATAGAACCATTTATCGTTTGCATCAGCAGGAGTATATGAGAATGTTAAATCTTTTAATGTTGCTTGAATCTCATCAGGTAATAATACCGCTTTAATTGTCATTGTTGCATCATCAGCCATTAAAAACTCCTTCCTATATTAAATTTAATACCTTTATTTTGCCCAAGATTAAGACCTAAATTTGCTTGCCAGTTATTTTCACTTCCAAATCTTGTGCCTATATTAACACGAGGATTTATATCTTGATGCCTATTAAAATACATCTTTTCTGTTAATTTATTAACAAGTTCATCAACTAAATTATGACGAACTCTAACATTCTCATTTTTACCAAATCTATAATTTCCTCTTAAAGCTGGTATTTCTTTTAAAGTATTTCTTAAAGATGATAAATTTTCAATAGAACCAACAGTAGAAGCTGCTTTTTCTTTTCCAGTTAATTGTAATAAGATTTGTAATTTTTCAAAATCGTTCATTAAAATCTCCAGTTAAGACCTGTTGATATATTATACTCTTCTCTTCCATAGTAACTTTGGTAAATACCCTCAATGAAAACCCCAATATGCTCACTTAGGTTAGTGCCTATTTGCAATCCAACGTCATATTGAACGTCATCTCCTTCATAAGCTTTATCTGTTAAACCAACAGAGTAAGGAAATGCGTTAACCCATATATGGGAGTAATATTTGTCACCCCCAAGTAAAACATCAAGACCAACTACTATGGAAGCTTCTGCTTGCCATTCTTTTTCTTTATTATCTTCATTGTATTGATGTACTACATGAGGATAATGATAATCGTAAAATTCTTCATCGCTTCCTGCTACATAATTACCTTCAGGGTCTTCCCAGTAATAATTAGTACCTTCATAATAATATATCCAATAACCTTCATATGTATATTCATCAACTTCAATCCATACATAATATCCATCTATTTCGCCATTCTCATTTAAATCATGGTCAGGAACTTTAAAATCAGTATACCCATAATCATATGCTAATTCAAACCAATAACCTTCATAATCCAATATTGCAGGATGTCCATATACTGGGTGTCCTTTTACAGATGCTCCAGTTGTAAAAATTACTTTTCCTAAATTAAGTCTATATCTTGCATCATAATCAGCAAACTCCAAATCTCTACTTTCTTTCTTTAAATATTTAAATTTTGTAACAAAATGATTATTTGACCATTTAATCCAATGTTCTTGGTCTAGGTATTCATAACCCTGGTTTCGTACAGAACTCGCTGAAAAAAGGTATTCTACGCCATTTACAGCGCCAATTATAGCTTTATCACTTAAAGATTTCTCATTTCCTTTATAAAATTTACTTCTTGATTGATAATCATATAATGCAATCTTTCTTATTCCAAAATTATATTTATAGTCATCTTCCGCATTAATATTACCATTTACATAGGGTGTGCTAATATTAGCAGACGCATAAGTAGTTGCATTAGTAAAAAAACCACCAAAGAGTAAACTGCAAGACGCAGCCACATAAACAAGATAGTTTTTAAATCGTCCATTCATTAGAACCTTCCTCCCCCTTTTTTCTCTACTTTGGAAAGTCTCTCTTCAAATCCTTCTAACTGTGTTTTTAATCCATCTAATTTTGTCTCAATACCTGATAAATCAACATCTGGAATATCAATCTTTTTATTCTTCAATTTGTTTAATTCACCTTTAATATAATCTAAATCTGTTGCTAGAGGAGTTAATTGAGATGATAATGTTTTAATCTCAGTAAATGTTTCTTTAAACTCATTTAATTGATAAGTAATAAGTTTTAAATCTCCATTAGATTCGATATTATCTACTTTATCTTTTAGATGTGTAAACTCCAATCTACTTGGGCTATTTGCTGATTTAAGCTCATCTATAGAACCCATAATACTGAAATATGTTGCACATGCAGAAACTAATATAGCTCCCATTGTTGCTATAAATTTTAAATCAAATGTAAATTTACTACCTTCGCCTATTTCAGTTGCCATCGTCTTTACTTCTCCTCCTTGATATTTTTGAACAGCCTTTATTGCTTGGTTGAGTTCTGTTCTTGTTATAAATCCTAAATCTAAGCAACATTTCCCAAATTTATTGCCAGATACTTCATGCTCAAGTTCAGCTTTCTCACGCTGCTTTTGAGTGATTTTATTAGATTTTAATAAATAATCACCAATATTCATTTTATACAGATGCTATAATTACTTCTAAATCACAAGAACCAGTATTAGCATCAGCTTGGATATTTGTTAAACTCCCAAAAGCAGTATCAGAAGCAGCATCTGCATCTTGAGTAGCGTTAAAAATAGCTGTCATACCATTAGCATTATCTCCATTTAAAACAAGAGTTTGTTCTGCATCAAGTTTAACAGCAAATTCATCATTATCTTGATTTCTGAATGTCAATGTTATAAAATTTGTACCATCTAAATTAGTAAATCTTATATACCTAACATCAGCTGCAGTATAATGCCCAGCTGAAGCAACAGCCGAACTAAATGTACCTATTACACATTCGGTAGTTGTAATAGTTAATATTCTTTTCGATATCTCACTAATACCCGAAAATGATTTTATAGTTGTTCCGCCAAACTGTTGGCCATTCAACGTAATGTCTTCTGTATGTGTGACTGTTAAGTTTGCCATCTTTCTCCTTATTTACCTTCTATCAACTTACCCCATAATGAGGTTTGTCCTTTAATTATTTCTACAACTTCTACTTTATAATTACCGCCTTTAAACCAGTCGATAATTGCAAAAGCATGATTCCAGTTAGTTAACCTTCCACTCAACCAATCTTCATCTGCTTCTATATCTTTCAAACATCCTAAACTCCAAGCACTTATAGTTCCACCTGCAGTTGTTTTAGTGAATCTTTGCAGGTCATGTGTATGCCCATACATAATACTTTCACCATACATATCCAAATGCTTAAAAGCATGATATTTAGGAACATATTTACCATGCGTAAAATTAAGTTTACCTTTCTTTAATAATTTCTTTCTATTATAAGGATGGTATTTATAACCTCTCTCTTTTAATCTTAACGCATTATAGGTTGTATATTCCTTTAAATATGGGTATCTGACTACAAATTTATCAAGCCATACTTCATGATTGCCTTGAACGAAGTGTCTTTCTTTACAGTTAACCTTATCTAATGATTTGTCTATAATGTCCATTCCTGCATTCACATCAGAAACATCTTTATCTAACAATGGAATCAAATCTTCCATTGGTTTTGCACTTCTTCCTTTCCAATAGTGAGAACTAAAATGTTCCCATTCTCCTGTATCACCTAAATCAATATAAGTATCAGGTTTTACAAGCTCTATTGCTTGACATACTACGCTTATTGCTTTTTCATCGTGTATAGGAAAGTGCTTATCTGGTGTTACTATTGCTCTTTCTATTACACCTTTGCTTTTTTTAGCCATTAATACCCCTATTTCAAAAAACTATTTTTTATTGTCTTTTTTTTCGTCAATCATTGATTGTAATAACTCAATTGCTCCTTGACATTTAACGAAAACCTCTTTAGCTTGTTCTTGTTGCTTTTTAAGATTTTCTAACTTCTCTTCCAAAGTCTTCATATTATCCCCTATTTATAATCTTGGTACAGATAAATTTCTTACTCCACTTTTCCTTAATGGATATTGTTTTACCATTTTATCATACATCTTATTAAAATATTGAGCTTTTTCTAAATCTCCTACATCTTCTAATAACCTTGACTTTATATAACAAACTACAGCAGGGTGTAAACCTGAATCAAGACCTGCTTCTGTTTTTAAATCTTCTGTTTGCGCATCAATTGTTCCATATTTTGATTTATAAGTAATTCTTATTCCATTTGAAACATCAGCATCTTGATATGTATCATATTTTTCTTTAGTTCTTTCTCCAGATGAAGATGTTGTATCTTGACATAAAATTGCTAATCTTTCATCATCATTATACCATGCAAAGTATGTATTTGGATATGTTCTTTTATTTGTTGCCATAATTCTCCTATGTTAATGAATCATCACCAGCATCAGTATCTGACCAAGTGCTAGCTGTATCATCTGTATCTCCTCTCAATATTTTATGAGGGTCTGCTAATTTTGGTATCATTACATATCTATCATTTGTATCTTTTATTTCAACTCTTTCTATTTCTATTACATCATCACTTAAAGTATACCATCTGTCATAACCTATTAAATTAGTTGTTTTTGATACAGTATTATTTCTTTTATGAGATGCAATATCATCCAATGCATCATTAATTAATTGAAACATATATTGTTCTGGTTGTCTCCCAAACATTTTTTCAATTTGTTCTATAATATTTTTTGCTGTCATTATTTTTGTCCTTGCTGATTGCCTTGTTTAATTAAACCAGACAATTGTAATCCTTGCCCATAATCCTGTTTTAATGTTGTTACAATTGGAACATATAGTTCATTATCTTCCTCTTCAATAAGTTGTCTTTCTATTATTTTTATTGCTGCGTACAAAACAACTAGATATTCTAATTCATCAGGAAAGTTAGCAATCACAGAAACATCACTACCAACAATAGAGGGATATGCTACGTGATACACAATTGCAGTTTGATTTGCGGTAGGAGCAGGAATTACATTTAATATTGAAGTATCACCTGAACTTAAAATCCAATACACAGGGTCAGTTTCACTTGCTTTATATAAACTATTTGAGTCATTTGATAATTCTCCATACATTGATGCCACTCTTCTACATGGAATCCTACTTCCACCAGAATCAGCAGAAAGTCTATTTACATATAAAATTTCTCCAACTCCGTCCATATCCATAGTTGTAGCAGAATTATTTAATGTAGTCTCTGTTGTACATTTTTCTTTTAATTCACGAGGCATCATATTTATAATTTCTTTAGCTCCATCAGTAAGGAATTGATTTATAGCAACATCATCGTCAAAAGCTCCTATTATATCTTGAATTTGAGTTTTAAATACAGCCATTATCTAGCATTCCTATCTGCAATATCTTTATCCATTGTTGTTTGGCTAAATTCCACTTTTGTTTGCCCACTCCATGTTGTTCTCATGTTTATATGGTCTGAAACCTTTCCTGTTATACCAAATATTTTCCCACATTTACATTCAGGTATTTTATTTGGAGCAACTTCTACACTTGAACCACAATCACAATAATAAGTTCTCATTACTTGGTTTTTCCACCTTTTTCATATTTATCCATAACATTATATCCAGTTTTACCACCACCTGCATATGTCTTTACACTTCTTGCTGCACCGTTACTCATAGGTACTTTTCCACCTTCTGCATAACCTAAAGATATATTTGAACGCATACCTGGCATATCTGATGCTTGTTCAGAATAATCAACTTGCTGTCCTGTCGCTTGTGCATATTTTTCTGCAGCTTTAATTCCTTCCGCATCATAATTAAAAGTTACTTTTTCATTTCCTTGTCCTACACTTGGCATATTTTACTCCTTTTTGCTTCGTTTTCTTGCGTCAAATACTGGTATTTTACCACCATCTGTATATGACAATTTACTATTTTTTTTGACAATTTCATAATCGTCAGGATTGTTGTTTAGAGCAAGCAATTTATCTTCATGCTTTTGCGCTGCTCCATTCTTATTTTTATTAATAATTATTTCCCCACCTTCAGCTTCAATTATTATACCACCTTTTTTATGTGAAGGACCTTTAAGCATTCCGCCTTTTTGTGCTTTTTTAGAATGACTCCAACCTTTTTTCTCTAAAGCTAAATGCTCTTCATAAGTATTAGCTTTCTTAGATTGGCCATCACCATACATCATATGAGGTTTATAATCTTTTTTCATTTTACCACCTTTTTCCATAATATCTAATGTTTTAGGGTAACCTTTATCACCAGGCTTTGCTGGTTTTTCACCTCGCTTACGCTTGGCATGTATATTTGCCCATAATCCTTTTTTAGCCATTATTTATAGTATGCTATAACAGAACCACTGTCAAGTTCGATTGAATCAAATTGTCCATAAATAGTAGTTCCTTCTGGTATTTTAAAAGTTGCTGGAACAGTACCTGATAAGTTTGTAGTGCATTCTGAAGTATCTACCACAGAAGCTTCTAAACCTGTAACAGCAATAAAAGGACCTGTTATTTCATCTGTACCATCTATTATAACTGCACCATTTTGTCCTAATGCTAAATTTTGAGCTTCTACTACTGTAAAATTATGTAAACCTTTTTTAAATGCCATTTTTTCCTCCTACCCTAAGCACTGGCTGTGCGTGAATGGGTTATTTAAATTTATATTGTCTTTAGTAGATTCGGGAGTCGCCCTTTATACGACAACTCCCATAGTTCTACAAAACTATTAATCCTTATTGCTTTGGATTATGATGTTTGAATACCATTGTTAATACTACTAAATGCAGTAAATACATACTCGTCTCCATAATACATTACTTCAACAACATCTCCTCTTTGAGCAGTTGTGTCAAGGATAATATTGGAAACTTGTGTTCCAGCAGTTGAATTAGCTGCATCGCCACCTGCATCTTTATTAACACCGCTTAATATAGCACTACCTGCTGCAATTGTAATATCATTTGTAGGAGTTTCTTCCCATACAATAAATTTACAATTCCAACCTACTTTATTTTCAGTAGCTGCAGGTAATGTTATAGAAAAAGCACCGCCAGAAGATTCGCACATAAACACTTTACCACTATCAGAAATAGCTAGTGTTTTTGCTGCAGATACAAGCTCTACATCTTTAACATCGTATACTTTACCATAGTTATTACTATTTGAATTTAATACATCACTTCTCATTTTACACGCCCTCCAAATTAATAAGTGCATGAGTTTCAGGAAGACTAACTTCAAGACCTGCTTCTGTAAGAATCATATCTTTACGTAAATCCTCATCTGCTTGTTGCACATTAGTTGTTATTGAAGTATCTCTATTTACACCATTACCTACAAGAGGTCTATATGAAACGTGTTCTAAATCAACCATCATCATAAACCCTGCTGCAAATCCTCTAAATAAAGGTTCTGCTACTAGAGTTACATCACCATGAACAGTTTGAACTTTATTAACTAAATGTCCAAAAGTACCAGTACTAGATGGGAAATTATATCTTTGGTCGCCATCTGTCATAGAACCGCTTATTAAGCCTGTTGAACCTAGTTTGTTAAAGTGAGATATTACTGGTCTTGAAGCTAAAGCTAATTTAGCTCTACTTCCACCCCTTGCAGGGTCGAACATAACTTCAAAATCAGTCAACATATCATCATATGTCCATTGTGCTGCTGTATTTGATTTATAATATGGAGCACCTTCATTATAAGATAATTGAGCACCGTCATTAACAATATTTGAATAACCGTTATAAATAGTGCTTCCAACAATACCATCTGTGTATTGTATACCACCTGCACTACCTCTTTGGCCAAATAACATTGCTCTTTCAATGTCAATTTTATGCTCTCTTAATTTAAGATTCCATATTCTGTCCCATTCATCAGCATAACCTCTGTAAACAGTTGCTCTTGCTGTATTAGTCATTTCACAAGCTGTTTTAAAGATTTGGGTATATCCATAGTCATTATCAAGCTCTTGTGAAAATACATCTGGTGCACCTGAACCTTGTTCAAAAGAAGTACCTATTACAGTACATTTTGAATCATCAGCTAGTGCAAGAGTGCTTCCACCGATTACTGATATTGATGTAACGTTACATGTTGTTTGAGTAGCACTTGAAGTGTTATCAACTGTATCAATACGTACGTTACTTGTAGTTGGAACAGAATTACCATCAACATCGCCAATAGCAACGACCATTCCAGGAATCAACCAATCAACACCATCTCCTCCAGCAGTATCAAAGATAACAGAATCAGTGCTTCCAGCAGCAACTAATGTAATGCCACCTTTAAGCAAAAAGCTTCGGTCTGTCATTGAAACTTTTGTTCTATCTTCTAAAAATCTGAATTGAGAATCAGATGTTGGTACTTTACCTACTTTTGACAAATATACAAAAAACGGAGATTCTTCTGGAGCTAAGTCTGCGACCCTATCGCTAAAATCATACAGTCTTCTTGATGGTATAGTACTATCAATAACTGCACCAGGAGTTCCGAATTTTACTTGTCCACTATTATAAGTAGCCATTTATTTCTCCTTAGTTTATATTATCATTTACAATACGTTAGCTCGACCACCAGCTTTAACAATATTATTCCACAATTCATCCTTTTCATCTTTCTTAATTGGTTGCTCACCAGTTAAAACACCACCTTGTTGAGGAACCGCTTGATTTTGACGAACAGCATCAAGTGGATTGTTTGTATTACCTTGTTGTGCTGGTTGTTCACCAGTTACAGCTCTCCACATATTGATTGCACCATCAACACCATATTCGGCTGGATTTTTGCTTGCAAAATCAACAAATGAATTAATTTCTTCAGGTGTTAATCCTTTTGCAGCAAGTTCATTTTGAAGTTTGCTCATACCAACTTCTTTTTGAACACCTGCCATTTGGCCTTTAACAGCGGTATCTATAGAGTCCTGTAGCTCTTGTTGTCGAAACTTATACGATTTAGATGCTGGGTCATTATAGGCTTCCCATGGGTCAAACTCATCTTTGTCTAAAACTACACGTTCAGGCTGTGTTGGTTGACCACCTTGAACCATTCCAGAAATTGTGTTAACAATATCAGGTCGTGATTCCAACATTTTACCAATTTGTTCGTATTGCTTTAACTTTTGATTTTCACTGTGAAGTTTATCTTTCTCTGATTGAAAGTACTTAGCTTGAGATTCCCAATCATTTGCTGATTCTTCACCTTGTGTTTGATTTTCATCTTGCCCTACATTATCATTGACTTGACCTTGATTATCAAGATTTCCATTTTCTAATGCGTTGTCCATTACTTATCTCCTTTTGCTTGCAATCTCTCTAACTTTTCTTGAGCTTGGCTACTTAAACGTAACTTCTCAGCTTCGAGTTTAACTGCGTTTTCTAATTTACCAACAGCAAGCGAATTTGCTGATTTGGTTTGAGACTCCTGTGATTTGAGCTCACTTTTGAATTTCTCAACTTCTGTACGTTTACGTGCTGAGATTGACTCTCTATGAGCTGTTTGTAAATCACCTTGTAAATTCTTGACTGCTTCTTGAGCTTGTTGTAATTGCCCTTGTAATTGTTGTACAATGTCCATTCTTTGAAGAACCCCTTCTTTGTCAAATATATCTGTTTTCATTAAAGCTTCTGTTCTATCAATAAGTCCTGCTTG